TGAAAAATTATGGTAACAAACTTACAATTATTTTTTTTGTTGCTTTACCATAAAAATTTTTATGGTAACAAAAATTGTTTTTTTTCAAAACTTTTTTTTCATTTTCAATTTTGGACATTTATTTTTGTCCATTTTTCATTTTTTCAAAAAACTTTTGTGAATTTTATTATACTTTTTTGAAAACTAGAAACGGCGAGTTTTTAGTTAGCATTTACTTAGCATTTATTAGCATTTTATAAAAAGCTAACATATTTATATTATATAAATGAAATATACATACCATAAATCGTAATATGTTTTCAAATTATATTTTCTGGCGTTTTTTGGATGTAAAATATTAGCCAGAAATGCTAATAAAAAAATCGCCGGTAATTTGCAATTTATAAAATCAAAAAAATTGTGGTAACAATTTAAAAATTATTTTTTTAGTATCCACACCATAAAATTAAATTATGGTAACAAAAATTGTTTTTTTTCAAAAAGTTTTTAAGAAAATCAAAATTGGACATTTATTTTTGTCCATTTTTCATTTTTTCAAAAAACTTTTGTGAATTTTATTTCACTTTTTTGTAAAACATATGAATTATATGGTGATAATACTAAAATAAAATAAATACTAAGTGTTTATAATCATATATGGTAACAAAAAAAAATTGATTTCAATTCCTAACATCAATTGAAGTTATTAAATTTAACCTAACCAATTTGCAAACTCAATTTAACTTACTAACGTACCTACTAACTTACAGAATGGCATTATTTGAATCAACCAGTAAAAATACTCATACTATTACTACTACAACAAAAATAAATCAATTGTCAAAGGGACAAGATTATATTTATATGGATGATGTTATAGATACAACAGGTGAAAAATGCAAAATAGCAGTTGTTTTTGATGGTCATGGAGAATATAAGGTTATTAATTTCATTCGTTCAATTCCGAATGAAAAAATGAATCAACTTTTAATGGTATCCAAACCAATTGAATCGTTGGCAAATTATATAAATGACAATTTACATCAAAGTAGATTGGAATCATCTGGATCAACCATGTGCATGGTTAAATTATTTTCCAATCGTATTGAATGCATTAATTGTGGCGATTCACAAGTAGCTGTATATAAAAATGGTTTATTAGAATATATGAATCGCGAACATAATTATGAAAATGAAAAAGAACATGAAAGATTAAAATATGATGTTGATTTTATTCCATCGTCTAATATAAAAATGATAGATAACAATACATTAATAAATATTTATAGTGAATACATTGAATGGGATTTCCCAGGTTCATATACAAAATTAGCATGTAGTCAAGCGTTAGGTCATAATAATATAACCGGATACGATCCTGAATACAAAGTAATTCCAATTACTGAAAATGATCAATTTAAGGTGATCATCGGAAGTGATGGATTATGGGATATGATTATGAAAGACGATATACAAGACGTGAATAATTTATATAATATGGACGCCGACGCAATTGTAGAACAAACAACAAATCGTTGGTTACAACTGTGGAATATGCATGATGTATTAAATAATCAACCAATTGTACAATGTAGATTTTCGCGAAGTCAATGTGATGATATTGGAGTATTTGTAGCAGATATTACACCGATTCCAATTGAAAAAAATGAAACAAACGAAAATGAAACATAAAAAATAAATTAGATAGTTTAATTGTTTATAACTTTGTAATGTATAAATAAATATGAAAAATATAATGCAGTTGTCTGCAATATATTTTTTACTGTTATATAAAATCAAATAGGCAAACTATTTGTCAATAGTGAGTCGTAAAATATCAGGGTATTTTGTGTTTATTATATCCGTTAGTTTCTCGACTTTTATTAGTTTATCTGTTTTTAATATTTCGGCACACTCTTGTATAAAATCCTTACTATTTTTGACAATAAAATAGGACATTTCATAAGCGTCGTTTATTAAATGAATCACCTCATCATCTATTATTTCTTTATATTTATCACTCAAACTAGGAGATATAATATTTTTACCCATACCATAATAAATCACCATTTTTTCTGCTAATTTATATGCTTCTTCAAAATCATTGATAGCACCCGTTGTTACTGAAACATCATAAAATACTTCTTCTGCTATTCTACCTGCTAACAATATCATGAGATGTTCGAATAATGATTCTCTCGTATAAATATTGGAGGTAGAACTTTCAAAGACAGTATATCCAGGACTCTTTGGAGAAGACAAATTGATGGTTACTTTACTCACCTTGGAATGATGCTTGGAGAGAAACCCAACAATAGCATGTCCCATTTCGTGGATAGCAATTCGATCAATAATATCACTGGTAAATTGGTGTTCTGTGGGTTGCCAACCAACCATAATTTTATTGATAACCATATCAATATCCTTGTGTTCCATAAATGTGCGATTATCACGTAAAGCATTCAGCATAGCTTCATTCAACATATTTTCTATTTGTGCACCTGATAAACCTGCAGTAAGATCTACTAAATCTTTAATATTTATGGTGGAGTCGTGTGGTTTTCCCTTCAAATGAATAACAATAACAGCTTCACGTGTAGTAGAATCAGGTGGGCCAATAAAAATGCGTTTATCGATTCTACCTGGACGTATTAACGCTGGGTCCAAGAGATCAGCTCGATTGGTTGCACCCATTAAAAAAATGCCGTTTTTGGTGGAAAACCCGTCTAAATTCACCAATAATTCGTTCAACGTACTGTCTCTCTCTGATGAAGAGGTTTCACCATCACCAGAACGTTTGCGACCAATAGCGTCGATTTCATCAATAAATATAATACATGGAGTATTTTTTTTGGCAAGTTCAAATAATTCTCTCACACGAGCAGAACCAACCCCTACATATTTATCTTGAAATTGTGATCCGGATACAGGGATGAATCCTGTTTTGCATTCACCAGCAAAGCCTTTTGCTAATAATGTTTTACCATTACCAGGTGGTCCCTCTAATATAAGACCCTTTGGTATTCTTACATTGTATTCACCATATTTTTTATAATTCACCAATAAATCAACACATTGATTCAATTCAGATTTAATAACATCATAACCACCAATTTCTTTGAAAGTCACTGTGTGGTTTCTAACAACCTCAAAATTTTCTGATTTTTTTGGTTGATCGTCAAATCCTAAATTGCGATTTCGATTAAAACCACGATATTCTTGATTTGTTTTTCTAATTAAATTTCCAAACATGTCGTAATATTCACCAGCAGTATCTGAATTTTCAGTACCGTCATTATCATTGTCGGTAGACGTATTATTAAAGTTTATTTCAATTTGATCTTGTAATTGTTTAAGGTCAATTTGTCTTATGATAATTTTTCTGGGTAAATATTGTTTGTTATATTTTTGGTTGTTGTTGACAGATTTGTTTATGGTTTTAATAAGAACATCATCTTCTGTGGTTTCAGCGGTTTCTACATTATTATTTGCCCCCAATATATAATTAGTTTGAATAGTGATATTTTTGGAATTTAATTTTTTAATATAATCTTCGTAATATTTTCTACCGAAAGGTGAGTAATTTCTACTAAAAAAAACCGCAGTAGATTTAGTATTTTTATCCATCACATTTTGATTAAAATTATTATTTAAAAAATTGGTTATGAAGGCAAAATGAAGAATGGATAAAAAAATATTCATTACTTATATATCTATTTCATAATATAAGTTTATGTAATTTAACTCAATATATATAATTATTGTTTTTGTATTTTACTATTCGCATTTTTCTTTCCGATCGGTGTAATTATCTAAATGTAAATAACCTCAATTTCATTTTCATTTGTTTGTGTCTGGTTATAATCATGTAAAATATCATATTTTATATTGTAATTAAATTCCATCATACAATTATCATCACATACATCATAGTATAGTATAACTTTGTCACCATCATTGTATTTTTTTATATATTTATTATTTTTCATTGTTTCTAAAGGATTTTCAATATATCTTTTTTTATTATTGGTAGATGTAAAATATTTGAGTACGACTAAAAATCCCATCATAATAACTAAAATATCAAATAATGAAACTGCCATTTTGTATATGTATAAATGTCTGTAATTGAATAAGTTATTGATTCGCTTTTGTTGTTATTGTTGTTGTTATTGTTGTTGTTGTTATTGTTGTTGTTATTGTTGTTGTTATTGTTGTATTTTATTACTATTGATTTTTATCAATAAATCACAATCAATTTTTTTAGTAATTCAATAAATATAAAAATTGATTGTGATTTTAAACAACTAACAACAACAATAACAACAAACAACTAACTAATAACAAACATATATACTACAAAATGGTAAAAATCTGCGATTGTGAATCTCCGTATCCAATTGAAAACGAAACAACCTACAGTGAATATTTCAATCAATTCCCGTTTGAATTGAGTAATTTTCAAAAGTATGCAATTGAATCTATTGTAGAGGGACATCATGTTTTGGTAACAGCACATACAGGATCAGGAAAAACATTACCAGCGGAGTTCGCAATTGAATATTTTGTATCAAAAGGAAAAAAAGTAATTTATACGAGTCCAATAAAAGCATTATCCAATCAAAAATTTTATGAATTTACCAAAAAATTCCCCCACATTTCATTTGGTATATTAACGGGTGACATTAAATCAAATCCAGAGGCTGATGTGTTAATTATGACAACCGAGATTTTACAGAATACATTGTATAAAAAGAATGCAATGTCAATGACAACAACCTCAACTTCACAACTCTCGTTACCATTAACGACTACATTTGACATGGATTTAAATAACGAACTAGCATGTGTTATATTTGACGAAGTGCATTATATCAATGATCCAGACAGAGGAAAAGTCTGGGAAGAAACAATCATGATGTTACCACGACATGTACAAATGGTAATGCTTTCAGCTACATTAGATAAACCAGAAAAATTCGCATCATGGTGTGAAAACAGGGGTGAAACCCAACACCAAGACCAACACCAAGACCAACACCACTCACACAAACAGGTTTATTTGACCTCGACAAACCATCGTGTTGTTCCTTTAACTCATTATACTTTTATGACAACCACCTCCGCTATATTCAAATTAATCAAAGACAAACAATTAGAAAATGAAATAAAAGAACACACCAATAAAATAATTCCAATACAAACCGCATCAGGTGTGTTTAACGAACCATTGTATCATAAAAACAAAAGATTAATGACCATTTTTGAAAACAAAAACCTTCGTATGAAACGTATGCATGTATTAAATCAAGTAACCAAGCTTATGGTAGAAAATAATATGTTACCTGCACTTTGTTTTGTCCTTTCAAGAAAACAACTAGAAATATGTGCAAAAGAGATTACAACGAATCTTTTGGAAGATGATTCCAAAGTTTCTTATACAATCAAGAGAGAATGTGAATCGATCATACGAAAATTACCGAATTACGAAGAATATTTGAATTTACCAGAATATATAAACATAGTTTATCTTTTAGAAAAAGGAATAGCGATACATCATGCGGGTATAATGCCAGTATTGAGAGAAATGATTGAATTATTATATAGTAAAGGATATATCAAATTGCTTTTTGCAACAGAAACATTTGCGGTCGGTATTAATATGCCAACCAAATCAGTAATATTTACCGACGTTAATAAATTTGATGGAAATGGTATGCGAATGTTGTATTCTCATGAATATACTCAAATGGCGGGTAGAGCAGGAAGAAGAGGAATTGACACAGTTGGTAATGTTATACATTTAACGAATTTATTCAAAAATGTAGAATTAAACGAATATCGATCTATGATGAAAGGACGACCACAATCCCTTATATCAAAATTTAAGATATCCTATAATTTATTGTTTAATTTAATAGAAACAGGTGAACAACAATTTTTGAAATACATTACAAAAAGCATGATACAAGAAGACGTTATAAAAGTAGATAACTATTTAACAAACAAACTCGTCGAATTAGAGGTCGAGATCAACAAACTAAACACTCGTTTAGAGACAACACAAACACCTAGATGTATTTTGGAAGAACAAAGGACTCTTCTAATAGCTAAACCAACTTCCACAAATAAAAAGCGCAAACAAATAGAACGTGATATTCAAGATAATTTAGATGCTTTTCGTAATATTCAAAATGACATAAAAATACTGGATCAGTTTTATGATTACGAACAACAATATAACGAGACAAAAACAGAAATAGAATCAAATAACAAGTTTTTAGACAACAATATCAATATTTTATTAAAAATGTTAGAAGTGGATGGGTTTGTATCCAAATTCGAGGACACACAACACCCACAAAACACACAATATAACCTCACTGAAAAAGGGTGTATTGCATCAGGGTTAAGAGAAGTTCATTGTCTTGCATTTGCAAATTTTATAGAGAGAAAACTATATGAAGGATTATCAGGAAGGCAATTATGCGGTGTATTTAGTTGTTTCACAAATGTTTCAGTGAATGAAGATTATAGATCATACAATATAGATAGTTGTGACATTTCAACCAATAACACAATAAAATATTTAAAATCCGAATATGAAGATTATTTGAAACAAGAAGAATTATATCAAATAAATACAGGCACAGAATATATGATGCACTATGATTTGATAGAATATACTATGAAATGGTATGATTGTGAAAATGCAGAAGAATGCAAGTCACTCTTACAAACAATGTTATCAGAAAAAGAGATATTTTTGGGAGAATTTGTAAAAGCAATACTAAAAATCAACAATATTTCCAGTGAAATGGAGAGAATCGCAGAAAACATGGGTGCTATAGGATTCCTAAGAGAACTGCGAAATATTCCATTAAACACCTTGAAATTTGTAGTGACGAATCAGTCGTTATATGTATAATATAACAATATTAATAATAAATATAAACTCATTTTGTATTTATTACTATATACATATGACCTACATAAATAATAAATATAAATTGATATCTAAATTGGGTTCTGGTGCATTTGGCAGTATATATAAGGGTGAAAATATACGTACAAAAGAGCATGTGGCTATTAAAATAGAGCCTTTGGATGCTAATTTAAAATTATTAAAAAATGAATCAACCATTTATAATTATTTAAAAAAATTTAACTTTAATGGAATTCCTCATTTGAAATGGTATGGCTTAGATACAACCAATTATTATATGGTAATTAGTTTATTAGGGGATTCAATAAATTCGCACATACAGCATAACGGAAAAATGGATTTAGATATTGTATTTACAATAGGAATAAAAATGTTAGACATTATTAAATTCATACACGAAAAAGGGTTAATACATCGTGATATAAAACCTGATAATTTTTTGTTTGGTTTAAATACAGATGGTACTATAAACACAGAAAAGGTTTATTTGATTGATTTTGGATTTTGTAAAACATATAAAACAATAGAAGGAGAACATGTAGATGAAAAACCATTAACCAAGATAATTGGAACACCAAATTATATTAGTTTAAATATACACAACCTACATCAACCGAGTAGGAGGGATGATGTTGAATCTATTATATACATAATGATATATATGTTATTCGGTTCTTTAGATTGGGAATCGTATAGTATTGAACGAATAATAGAAATGAAAG